GAAGAAGATGAAGGTCTGCAGGACTACGGCGGGATAGATGTGCCGAAAGTGCTGGCACTTCGAAAGGCGGGCTGGCATATGGCAGAGATACTGTATGAGCTTGGCCAGAAGTACACAGCCAAGCAAGTCATCGATGCGGTGAACGAGTACGACAGGAGGCACAGGGATGTCCAGAAGACTAATTGATGCTGACGCGCTGATTCTAAAGGGTTGTCATGTAATGAATGATGACGGCTCTAGAACCATAAAGGCGGCAGTAATGGAAGAAGACCTAGATAACGCACCAACCATAGACGCAGTGCAGGTCATACGGTGCAAGGATTGTGCAAGGAATCCAAACAACGGAAAGGCAAGAACAATATGCCCGTGCCCTATGGATAGATACATGGGACCGGAAGGATACTGCTCGAAGGCAGAATCGAAGGAGGCGGATGGATGACGATAAAAGAGCTGGAAGATTATCGGAAGGACAGCCGGTTCCTGCAGACTGAGATGGAGGCGCTCGAGTTCCAGATCGAGGAGCTGTATGACACGCGCCGGTCTCCTTCAGGGCATGAAGGTGGCGGACCTTCCGGGCCGGGCGATCCGACAGGAAAAGCAGCGAACGAGATAATTGCGAAAAAGGAAGAACTGGCACGGCTGCAGAACCGTTGGAGTGAGGTCGTCAGAGCAATAGACAACTGGCTCAAGACGGTGGACGACACCGAGATCCGGTCAATCGTCCGGTGGCACTATGCGCTTGGTTTCTCCTGGAAGAGAACGAGCGCCAAGGTCTACGGCAGGAGTGACTATTATCTCGCCCGGAAGCGACTGTACAGATTTTTCGGGAAAGAATAAATCTGTCCAAATTGTCCAAATTACATGTGCTATATGTTAATGGAGGAAGTCGGCGATCGAGGGAGACGAGAGCCGGCTTTTTTACAACTATGGAGAAAAAAAGATACCGCCCCGATCGAGACGGCTACGCAAAGAGTACATACCAGAAGAACCGTGCGAAACTCTTCGCCACTGCCGAGGTGTGTGCAATCTGTGGCCTGCCTCTCGACAAGTCCCTGCGGTTTCCACATCCAATGTCTATTACTGCCGACCATATTATTCCGGTCAGCAAAGGCGGCGACCCTATGGCATTGGAGAACCTGCAGGCAGCACACCTCATATGCAATGAGGTGAAAGGTTCAAAGCTGACGATCGAACGCAACAAAAGCATCGAGAAGGGCTCGAAAATGATATCAAATCGAGTTTTACCTCTGAGCAGGGATTGGATGACCTATTAAAGACAAAAATGGGGCCAGGAGTCCCTGCCTCTCTATTGGTTTCCAACGCCGGCCGCTCTAGGAAAATATCTCGCAGAACCGAAAGGAGTGAGTAAATGGATGGATACAAGGGGGTCGATTACCTTCGTGGTAAATTGGCCAAAAAGTCGCAGCGCGTAATCTTGCGGTATCGCGTTTACGACATGAAAGAAATCGACAGCACGCCGAGCCTGGTCACTCCTCAGTGGCTGAAAGGCCTCTACAGATCTGCGCTCGGGTGGTGCACTAAGTCGGTCAACGCTCTGGCGGACCGGCTGGTCTTTAAAGGATTTGCTGAAGGCGATGATATCTATGGGACAAACAGCATCTTTGAGATGAATAACCCGGATATCTTTTTTGATTCAATCATCCGAGAGTCGCTGATCGCGTCCTGCGCCTTCGTGCACATCTCCCATGGAGATGGTGATGAGAAGATCCCGAAGCTGTCCGTGCTGACCGCAGACAATGCCACAGGCATAATCGACGAGTTCACCGGACTGCTGAAGGAAGGATATGCAGTTCTCAGTCGTGACGAGTTTGGAGCGCCTACCACAGAGGCGTACTTTACGAAGGAATACACGGAGTATTACAAAGATGGCAAAGTCATCCGAGAAGATAATCCTGCTCAGTATCCTCTGCTCGTTCCGGTTCCGTTTGAGCCGACTTCAAAGCGACCGTTTGGACATAGCCGTATTTCACGAGACTGCATGGATCTTCAGAAGGAAGCGCAGCGAGCGCTGGAACGTGCAGACATCTCGGCAGAGTTCTACAGCTTCCCGCAGAAGTATGTCACAGGACTGGATCCGGATGCTGATCCGATGGACTCCTGGAAAGCATCTGCATCTTCGTTCTTGAGGTTCGATAAGGACGAGAACGGTGACAGCCCGAAGCTTGGACAGTTCACTCAGCAGAGCATGAGCCCATACATTGAGCAGGTCCGGATGTTTGCTTCACTGTTCTCCGGTGCCACAGGCTTGACTATGGACGATCTCGGCTTCGTGACGGATAACCCCTCCAGCGCGGAGGCGATAAAGGCAGCACACGAAAATCTGAGGCAGACAGCCAGACGTGCACAGCGGACTTATGCGTCCGCTTTTGCAAATGTCGGCTATATCGCTGCATCGGTCAGAGATAACAATCCATACCCGCGGACACTTGTGGCAAGCATGAGACCGCAGTGGGAGCCTATCTTCGAACCGGATGCCGCGATGATAACCTCGATCGGAGATGGTGCTATCAAGATCAATCAGGCTGTGCCCGGCTTCTTCAACGTGGAGAATCTGGAAGCTATGACCGGCATCGAGAGCAATGCCGAGCCGATCGACGTGGAAGAGGCACCTGAGGCTGAAGCATGAGCGCGGGAATCGACGTAAGCGGGGCAATCCTTCAAACCGTAAGGAAAGATGCCAAGCTTGCGAAACTCGTCGCAGAGGCACTTGAAAAGGGCTCATACGGCACGGCGGAAGAATACGCCATCCGGCTGGGCGAACTGGTTGCCAAAGTGCTCGAGAAGATATCGCCGGACGAAATCCCGAAGGATGTGCTCCAGGAAGCGATGCGGATCAGCAACGACTTGGTGGCAGATGTCACCACGCACGTGCAGGAGACGCTGAACGAATCCAGCGGGATCGGGCTTGGCGTGCAGCTGCCCGACATCGATGATATGAGCTTCAGCGGTTTCGCGGATTACTCTCCGGCGGGACAGCAGAAGGCATCCGAGGATGCAGTATCAGACTTCCTGCTCAAGCAGGTGGACAAGGCGATGCAAAAAAATGCAGAGCAGAACACCAAGCTCGGGCTGGATGCCAAGATCGTCCGGAAGGCGGAAGGACCTGCCTATCCATCTGGGAAGAAAAAAGTCCGGAGCAAGAAGGGCAAGGTCTACGAGTACGCGTGGAGCAAGTACGGCGACATGTATCTTGAGCCGTGCGAGTTCTGCCTGGAACGTGAAGGCACGTATAACTATGAGGACGTGCTAGCACGTGGTAGCGAGTGCTACAGAAGGCACAAGCGCTGCAGGTGTGAAATCACTTATGTGCAGGGCAAGTTCCGGCAGGATGTGGTCACAAAGTCGACATGGACAGAGGACGAGGCAGACGGCAGGCGCAAGGCAATTAGCAACACTTTAGCAAGGAAACAGCAGGAAGAAGACAGACGGCTGCGTAATCGCGAAACCAAGATGGACGTGATGAACCGGCTGCAGAAGGATCTCGGCTGGTCCGCGAAAGGCGCATCCATCTGGTACGAGAAGAACAAAAAGAAAGCAGAGTATCAAAGCTGGGACTATCTGATAGAACTGGCTTGGCAGAATCAAGAGCGCAGGCGAGAAGCGGCGCTGATGAGATAAAGCACAAGGAGGAGTATGGCGGAACGTATCGGAAGCCAGACTCCTTCCCAAGCTGTTTTAATTCCGTTCAAACAGTCCAGAGGTGAGGAAGCCGTAGCTCTCTATGAAGAGAGCGGACGGCATGCTCAGGACTGGCAGAAGCTACTGATTACAAACGTCATGGGCCAGAATGATGATGGTCTGTGGACGCATACGAAGTTCGGCTACGAAGTGCCGAGACAGAACGGCAAAGGCGAAGTGCTGACGATGCGCGAGCTCTGGGGCTTAAAGAATGGTGAGAACATCATGCACACAGCCCACAAGACAAGCACATCGCACAGCGCTTTTATGCGTTTGGTTAAGATCCTGACCGATGCCGGATATGTAGAGCTGGGGCGAAAGAAGAAGGGCGAGGCGGTACCTGAGAAGTCTTTCAAGAGTACGAAGCAGTACGGGCTTGAGCAGATCTTCCTGACCGGCGGCGGCTCAATCGTCTTCCGGACCCGGACAGAGACCGGCGGACTTGGTGAAGGCTTCGACCTCCTCGTGATCGATGAGGCACAGGAGTATACCGGAAGCCAGCAGACGGCGCTGATCTACACGATCGCCGCATCACAGAACCCGCAGACAATCTTCTGCGGCACTCCTCCTACACTCGTCTCCAAGGGCGAGGTCTTTCCTAAGTTCCGGCGCGAAGTGCTGGCCGGGAAGGGCGAGGATAGTGGCTGGTGTGAGTGGTCGGTCTATGAGAAGCCTGAGGACCTCATGGATCCGGAGGCATGGTACGCAACAAACCCCTCGCTGGGTACCATCCTGAAGGAGCGGACAATCCGCGCCGAGTATGTTGGTGACGATCTCGACTTCATAATCCAACGCCTAGGATATTGGCACACTTATGAACTGAAGAGCGAGATCTCGGAGGCGGACTGGATGGCGCTGAGAGTTCCAAAACTCCCAGAGCTCTCCGGACCGTTGTATGCCGGGGTCCGGTTTGGATCCAACAACGAAAACACTTCGATGTCTATCGCTGTCCGGACAACGGACGGCAGGATCTTCCTGGAAACAATCGACTGCGAAAGTCAGGCGAACGGCTTCGGCTGGATCGTCCGGTTCTTAGCACATGCAAGAGTCGGCGCTGTGGCAGTCGATGGAAAAGGCAAGACCGAACTGCTGGAGGAAGCCCTGAAGCAGAACGGTGTGCGCGTGAAGTACGTGCCGCTGGAGACAGCGCAGGCTATCACAGCATATTCCGGATTCAGGCAATCGATAGACGATCAGAGCATCTGTCACATGGGACAGCCAAGCGTCACGCAATCGGTCGCGAACTGTGAGAAGCGCATGATCGGCACAAATGTCGCGTTTGGCTTCCGGTCCCTCAAGCCGGAAGTCGATGTCACCATCGTGGAGAGCATGGCACTGGCTCGGTGGATGTGCTCGACATCAAGAGAACGGAGAAAGCAAAGAATCGGGTATTAAGTCGGTAATCTCGCCGGCTTTTATACATTTACGTCTACCAGACGGCAAAAATGGGAAGGAGAAAAACACATGGCAGATTTCAAAGTAATCAACACACAGGAAGAACTCGACGCAATCATCAAGGACAGAGTCGAAAGAGCAGAACGGAAGATCCGGGAAACTCGCGACAGTTACAAGGACTGGGTCTCACCTGCCGACGCACACAAGGCCGCGGAAGAACATCAGGCGCAGATTGATGCTCTGAACCAGGCACACTCTAAAGAGTTAGAGAAGTACGCAGGATATGAAGACAAGTTCAAGGAACTGGAGGCGCAGATCCATGGATATGAACTGAAGGCTCTGAAGGCGAAGATCGCGCGCGAAAAATCACTGCCCTATGAAGCGATTGAGTTCCTCAAGGGTGAAGATGAAGCCACCATCACAGAGAGCGCGGAGAAACTCTCCAAGTTCTCGCAGGTATCAAAAGCATCACAGGCTCACGGTTTTACCCGTGACACCGAAACGGAAGAAGCTGACGGAGTGCTCGCCGCATTCAAGCAGCTGAACCCGAACATTAAACTTTAAAAGGAAGGTAAAGAAATGGCACAGAATACTAATCTCCAGGAACGCTACAGCGCTCTCGTTGAGGCTAAGCTTAGAGCAACCTCTGTATTTGCTCATCTTTTCAATAACCGTTATGAAGGTTCTCCTAAGGCTGGAGCTGTAAAGGTTCCGGTACGCGCTGAGGCAACTGTCGGCGATTATAACATCGCAACCGGCGGCACACTCGCAACTCCGACCACCACATATGCGACAATCGTCTGCGATAATGACCACTATGTAAACGAGCTGATTGATGGCTACGTTGCTGCAGCTGTACCCGATGGACTGATCGCTGATCGCCTTGACAGCGCAGGCGCTGCTCTGGCGGACAAGATCGATGTCCTCCTGGCTGCGAAGCTCATCACTGACGGCACTGCTATGACAGGATCCGGAACTGCTTCCACAAAGTCCAATATCTACTCCAACATCATCGACGCTATCCAGCAGGCGGCTGCTCTCAAGGTTTCCAAGCAGAACATGCGCCTCGCTATCAGCAACCAGGCATATGGTCTCCTGCTGAAGTCTGACGAGTTCATCAAGGCAGTCGCTGGCGATATCGAAAAGTTCGGCGCTGGCTTCGTCGGCATGGTCGGAGGTGTTCCTGTTTATGAAACACCGAACCTCCCGGCAAACACAGAGTTCGCTCTGTTCAATTCTGACTTCTGCCACTATGTAGCAGAATGGAGCGTTCCGGTAGGAGTTCGTGACCTCGCTGATGGCGCACACATCGGCGCGTCCGCAGTTCAGGGCCGTCAGGTCTGGGGTGCTCTCATCTCCAAGCCGGCTACAGTTCTGTATCGTAAATCCGCTTAATTTGTAACGTTGGAGGGTCTCTGCTCAGCAGGGGCCCTTCTTTATGAAAGAGGTGCACATGGCAAACTATGCAACAATAGAAGACCTCGAGGCTCAGTGGCGGACATTGACGGCCACCGAAGAGGCACGCGCTTCTGTATTGCTCACGGATGTGAGCGCTCTGCTGAGAATCGAGGCGGCGAAAGTCGGCAAGGATCTCGACGAGATGGTGGAAGCAGATGCTGATTATGCGGCAGTGGCCAAGATGGTCACATGTGACATCGTAAAGCGATACATGTGCCAGGATAACGAGGCCGAAGCCATGACGCAGTATTCACAGTCAGCGCTTGGCTATTCCATCTCTGGCACTTATTCAAACGCCGGCAAAGGTCTCGCCGGGTGCATCATGAATGTCGACCTGAAGCGTCTTGGCTTGAAACGTCAGCGGTTCGGTACTCTGGATCCATACGCGCCTAGAGGGTGAACGATATGATAAAGGGCACAACCGTAACGCTTTACGAGAAGACACAGGCAGGCGCGGATCCGTTCGGTCATGCCATTTATGTCAGAGTTCCGGCAACGGTCGAGAACGTGCTTGTGGCACAGCCGTCCGGACAGGAGCGTGTCGATGAGAAGAACCTCACCGGCAGGTCCATCGATTATGTGCTCGCCATCCCAAAGGGCGACACGCACAACTGGGAGAACCAGATCGTGGAGTTCTTCGGGCACAAGTTCCAGACCTTCGGCATCCCGGAGGAAGGAATCGAGGACAACGTTCCGGGCCCATGGCATAAAAAAGTAAAGTGTGAACGTTATGAGTAAGCGTGTTTATTTTGTGCGTAACTCTGCAGGGTTTAGAGAGCTGCTTAACAGTCCGGAAGTCACGGAGCTCGTCACACAGTGCGTATCAGCAATCGCAGAACAGTGCGGCGACGGTTACGAAGGTGACGTGCGAAACGGCAACCGAGCAGTAGGCAAAGTATCAGCGGAGACAATCCGAGCAAAGCGGAGCAATGCAAAGCACAACACACTGCTTAAAGCGTTGGGGAGCATTAAGATATGAACAACATCGAAAAAATCGTATATGACTATCTGAACGCTGAGGGACTCACAGCATACATGGAGTTCCCGGAGTCCGATCCAGTGCCGGCAGAAACGCCGGCAAATTTTGTAATTATACAGAAAACCGGCTCCGGATGGCGCGACAGACTGCTCGAGGCGACGCTTGCGATACAGTCCTATGCTCCTACACAGTACGAAGCATCCGAGCTTAACCTGTCTCTGATCGAGACCATGCTGGGCATCGTCACACGTGACGAGGTCGCGAAAATCACATTGAACTCTGACTATGAGTTCACAGATACAGAACGAAAAAGACCGCGATACCAAGCGGTCTTTGACATTGTTTATTATCAGTAAAGGAGGCCATACATGGCAAATACTTCAAATGTAGCAGCCGGCAAGCCTAAGATTGGCGGAGCGGTAAACATTGCGGCAACTTCCGCAACACTTCCGACCGACGCAACGACTGCGCTGTCCGGTTTCACAAATCTCGGCTACATCTCCGAGGACGGTCTCACACAGACGATTACCCGCGACTCTGAAGCAATCAAGGCGTGGGGTGGTGACACTGTTATGACCACGCAGACAGACTTCGGCGAGGAGTTCAGCTTCACGCTTCTGGAAGTCCTCTCTGTTGATGTTAAGAAGGCAATCTATGGCGATGCTGCTGTCACCGGCGACCTGACGACCGGCATCACTGCAACGGTCAACTCCACAGAGCTGACAGCGCATGCCTGGATCTTCGACATGGTCCAGAACGGTGCCACCGTCCGGATCGTCATCCCGAACGGCAAAGTCTCCGAAGTCGGTGAAATCACCTATCAGGACGGCGAGCCGATCGGCTACGAGCTGACAGTCACAGCTCTGCCGGATGCATCCGGTAACTGCTCTTACGAGTACACTGTAAAGGCATAAGGAGAAGAAAATGGTTAAGGGAGCGACAAAGTCCGGCTTTGAGTTCGAGATCGATACGGAAGCAATCGACATGGAACTGCTCGACATGATCGGCGACATGGACGACAATCCGGCTCTGCTCGGCAAAGTGCTGGGTAAGCTTCTCGGCAAAGAACAGAAGGCTCGGCTCTACGATCACGTAAGAGACGAGAAGGGACACGTGCCTGTCCAGGCAGTGGCCGATGCTCTGGCTGAGATGTTCAGCGCATTCAAAGACGGAAAAAACTCTTAACCCTTGCCGCAATGTGGAAAGCGGACGCAGACGCACTGCGCTGCGATCTTGCCGAAACATATCATATATATGATCTCGAAGCGCTGCCGATCACAACGGTGGCGCTTCTTGCTTGCGGTTTAAGGGATAACTCACGCATCAAGATGAAACTGACCGGGGCGAAAGTCTCGGACGAAATAATGCTACTGGCGCATGCTGTGGACCGTCTGAGCCTGCTTGTGTGGGCACAGACAAAAGACGGAGCAAAGGGAAGGAACCGCCCGGCATCCATTGCCGAGCACATCCTGAACGGAGACAAAGCCAACACTAAGAAGGGAGATGTCTTCAACACTCCGGAAGAGTTCTGGGCAGCGCGTCAGGCAATCATTGAAAGGAGCTGATAGTATGCCGGATATCGGTAAGGCGTTTATACAGATTGAACCGACTACTAAAGGACTCAGCAAGGCAATCGCGGACGAACTGGAACCGGCAGCCAATGCCGGCGACTCAGTAGGCAAGGGACTGGCCAGCAAAATAAAGGGCGCACTTGCGGCGGCTGGCATCGGTACGGCAATCGTTTCGACCATCAAAGCATCGCTGGATGCCGGCGGAGCACTGCAGCAGTCCTTTGGAGGTCTTGAGACCTTATACGGCGATGCAGCCGATCAGGCGAAAGAGTTCGCCATGCAGGCGGCACAGGCTGGCATCTCTGCCAACGATTACGCAGAGCAGGCTGTCAGCTTCGGCGCATCATTAAAGGCTGCGTTTGGCGGCGATACAGTGAAGGCTGCGGAAGCGGCGAACACTGCCATCATGGACATGGCTGACAACAGCGCCAAGATGGGCACAGATATCACAGCCGTTCAGTCAGCGTATGCCGGATTTGCTAAGCAAAATTACACCATGCTCGACAATCTGAAGCTGGGCTATGGTGGCACCAAGACAGAGATGGAGCGCCTGCTGGCTGACGCGCAGAAGCTCTCCGGTGTGAAGTATGACATCAACAACCTCGGCGATGTCTACGATGCTATCCATGTCATCCAGCAGGATCTGGGGCTGACAGGAGTGGCGGCACAGGAAGCCAGCACAACGCTGACCGGTTCCTTCGGAGCGGCACAGGCGGCGCTCACTAACTTCCTCGCGGCACTCTCTACAGGTGGCGATGTAACGGCATCCCTTGAGCAACTGCTCGCAAGTGTTTCTACGTTGCTCTTTAGCAACGTAGTGCCGATGGTCTGGAATGTCATAAAGGCGGTACCTCCTGCCGTCAATTCGGCACTGCAGACCATCGCCCCAAAGGTTGGCGACCTGATAAAGACGACAATGACCAACCTGCCGCAGTTACTGGCTACAGGCACGGAGATGGTCAACAGGCTCGTAAACGGTGTTCTGAACTCAATGCCTAAAATCATTAGTTCAGCATTCACACTTCTTACTCAGTTCGTTACATCAATCATGCAGAGATTGCCAAACGTTCTCCAGGCAGGTGTGCGAATCGTGCTGAACCTTGTGAACGGCATTATTAACAATTTGCCTCAGATAGCTAGTGCAGCGGGCCGGGGTCTTGCACAGTTTATATCCAGTGTCGGCAGATATCTCCCGCAGGTACTGCAGACAGGTATTCAGATTTTGGCTCAGCTCGTTTCCGGTATTATCAGCTCCATCCCGCGCCTCGTGGCAGCCGTACCTCAGTGCGTGAGTGCATTCAAGAGCGGTTTCCAGGGGCAGAACTGGGGTGAGATTGGCTCGAACATCGTCAGAGGACTGGTCAACGGTATCACGAGCGGCGCAGGCATGATTGTGAGCGCGGCGAAGAGTGCGGCACAGAACGCGCTTAACGCTGCGAAGAGTTTCCTTGGTATCAAGTCTCCGTCTAAGGTCTTCGAGAAGGAAGTAGGTAAGTGGATCCCTGCAGGTATTGCGAAGGGTATCAATAAAAACTCATCTATTGTCTCGGATGCTCTGGATGGGCTTACTGGCGACAGCGTTTATGGTTTCTCTGCCGAAATGTCTGCCAGCCGGTTCGATACTGCCACAGGCATGCACGGCGGTTTCAATCAGACGCTGAATATCTACTCGCCTCGTGAGCTGACTCCTTCGGAAGTAGCGCGACAGACGAGAAACGCGACACAGCAGATGGTGCTGTCCATGGGAGTGTAAAGTATGGCAATCGTAGACAGATATATTACATGTTCCAATGCGGACGGCTTCTCGATTACGTTCGGCGAGCGTGGGCTCACACCTTTTGTGCTCGTAGAGGCAGAAGGGTGTTATGAGGTGGCGAACAATGTCACCATATCAGAGAACACCATGACGGACGGCGGTGCCTACCAGGGCAGTGTGGCGAAGATCCGGAACATCGTGCTCACGGTGCAGGATCTCTCAGATCACACATACAACAGAAACCTTCTTTCTGCGCTCTTCAAGTCAGGGCAGACCGGTACGCTGGTCTTCCATGAAGAAGAGAACGACCGGAAAATTGAGTACTATGTCGAGTCGATCACGAGCACAGGACAGGCAAGTTCTCGGACATATCAGATTTCTCTGCTGTGTCCTGATCCGTTCTTCTATGCGCTGAACAACGTGAACGTCATGCTCTCGGCATGGCTGAAGGATTTCGAGTTTGTGCATCAGTTCCCTGAAGGCAGGGAGGAGTTCGGTTATCGTTCAAACGAGCGACTGAAGAACATCGAGAACCAGAACGCAGCGGACGGCATCGGTATGACCATCACAATCGCGGTGTCTGGTACAGTCCAGAACCCGAGTGTTATACGAGTCGAGTCCAACGAAGCCATTACGGTCGGCTCGTCGTTGTACCCGTTCAATATGCTGGCGGGGGATACCCTCACCATCACAACGGCAGACAACGACAAACACGTCTACCTGACGCGGAACGGTGTGACCACAGAGGTCAATCAGTACATCACAGAGGACTCGACGTTTATCCAACTTCAGCGCGGTGATAATAACATCGGTTACAGCGCCACGGTGGGCGATGATGCTATGACAGTAGTCATTTCGTACAGACTGAAGTACGCAGGAGCGTAATCATGGAAGTACGGATCTATAACGCGCAGATGAATTTCCAGGGGCTGATTGAGAACCAGACATCAGTCCTCTGGAATCGTAAGTACTTTGAGTGTGGTGAGTTTGAACTGTATGCGCCGGTGACGGATAACAATCAGGCACTGCTTCAGCGGGGTAATCTCGTTTGGATCAGAGGCGCAGCCGAAGCCGGTGTCATTGAGTCGCTCATCATTGAGCAGAACGATATGAAGCACCAGATTACGGCGAAGGGCCGTTTTCTCGAGTCTTACATGTCGAGGCGGCTCATCCGTCCGGTCTACAATGCGCAGAACAAAAAGGTCGAGGTGGCCATGCGTGAGATCCTGTCAAACGCTGCCACTATTCCTAATGTTCAGCTGGGCGACTTGCACGGCTACACGGAGGCTGTATCGTTTCAGGCAACTTACAAAAATCTCCTCGACTACGAGGAGAAGCTTGCGAAGTTTGCAAACTATGGCTTTAGGTTTCGCCCGGACTTCTCAAATAAAACGCTGACGTTCGAGATCTACAAGGGACTGGATAGAACCTTCAATCAGGTAGACCGGAACCGAGTCATCTTCTCTGATGTCTTCAACAACCTGCTGGAGGCAAAGTACACGCTGAACGATCAGAATTACAAGA